TAATAGATTAGTATTGGCTAACATTACCATTATAAAGTTTATATATGACTAAAACTTCTTGTAGTGACCAACATTTTATAGCGTTATTTAAGGAGCATCGCTCACCAAAAATAGTGTCTGACATTTTGGGCGTTTCAGAAAGAAACATATATAAACGAAAAAAGAACATAGAGCAAAAGTTCGATATCGTTCTTGAATCGAATGACAATCAAGGTAGGCCAAAGTTTACAATTCCCGAAAATAAACTTCGTTGTGAATATGAATTAAAGAATGGCGTGATTTTAGTGGGGTCTGATTGCCACTACAACCCAAACTACATATCTACCGCCCACCGTGCTTTTGTGCATTTCACTAAAAAGCTAAAGCCAAATATGGTGATCTTGAACGGGGATTTGTTCGATTTTGCTCAGATTAGCCAACACAATAGAATCGGTTATCAAGAACATCCAACAGTCCAACAAGAGTTACAAGAAGTACAAAACAGATTAGGTGATATTGAAGCTGTGCGCCCTGCTGGTTGTATATTGCACCGCACAATAGGTAATCACGATTTACGCTTTGATGGCAAATTATCTAATATTCTGCCTCAATATGAAGGTGTCAAGGGTATGTGCCTTGCAGATCACTTGTACGGCTGGTCATATAGCTGGTCGGTTGTAGTCAATGGCAATACGATGATTAAACACCGTTGGCATAACGGTATTCATGCCGTGTACAACAATATTTTAAAGGGCGGGATGTCAATGGTCACGGGCCACTTACATTCTCTCAAAGTAACGCCTTGGACTAATTACACGGGTGATATGTACGGTGTAGATACTGGAATGATGGCCGCAGTTAAAGATGACCAATTCCTATACCATGAAGATTCAAGCGTAAACTGGCGGGCTGGTTTTGCAGTTCTTACCTACATAAACGGTCATTTGATGCCACCTGAACTTGTACAAGTCATTAATGAAGATGAAGGTCTAGTATTTTTTAGGGGTGAACTACATGAGATTAACGCCTGAAGCATTAAAGCACTTGTATTCAAGCCTGTACTGCACCTATCCGTTTACTAAATGGCCTATGCCATTGCCTGAAGAAATAGAATTTGTAGTTACACCTGATCCTGAAGTAATGGGTACATACCTGTTAGATACAGGCGGTGACTATGAACATACCATTACCATCTCATCAGGGCGTTGTAGCCACTTCTATACCGTTTTAACCACTCTTGCCCATGAATGTGTACACATGAGTTTTTATAAGCAAAAAGGTGATAAATGGATGCACCATGGGGCTGAATTTCGTAGGCGGTGCAAAATCGTATCATCTGAGATGGGCTTCGATCCGCTAGAACTATAAATTTCGATGGTATCGGTCTTTGGGATTATCAACCATCGACTTTATCAAACTCTCAATATTAAAGAAGTATTGAACCACTCTCATTCCGTTGTGTGTGTGAATCGTGAAGCTCATTATGTCAATCCTTTTTGAAAAATAGTTTTGAATTTAATAAAAATTATTGTGGCTATTATGAACTTGTAACTTTCGTTACACCCATCGTGAGGCATCACGAAATAAAGGAAACTCCATGAGTGAATTTGTTACAGCCACCCCATCTATTGCAGGCTTTGTAAGCGGCCACGAGAATCACGGCTATTACCACAATGCAGGCATTAACGGTAAAGACCAGCAGTTTGCAGTATCTATTGACCACGGTCATCAAACTAGAGAATTGCTTTCTACTATTCGTCACAACGAAAAAGAAATGCACTATGGTTTTAAAGAAGTTGCAAAAGAATTTTGCGATGTAAAGCGTGAAATTTATGATGTTAAAGCGACTGTGCTTGCTGTTGAAGCAACCCGTATTAAAGATGCTTTGATTCGTGCGCAAAATGAATTGCTTGCCGCCCGTGTTGCTGGTATTACACCACCAGTAATTTCCTAAGTAGCTTGACGGCAGGGGTCTGACCACCCTTGCTGTCATTTAGTAGCGATTAAGTAAGCCCCAAAATTTGCAAAGCAATATCCAGCATACATACAAGCCAATCCAGCATTTCCTTTAAATCCTTGTTCGGCAGATATATAGGCATAGATTAGTCCTGTAATGATAATTAGCCAGCTACTCAATTAATCTCTCCGTTTGCTCAAGTAGTTCTTCTTCGGTGATCTGATACACGACTTCGAATTGCTTGCGGCCCATTCCGTGAATACTGGTATTTGATCCTCGATGGTGATACGGACATAAGGGGATAACAGGGGCATTACTTCTCTTGCCAGTTCTTCTAATGTGATGGAGTTCTGCTGGCGTTCCCTCATTGCCTTGATGCCTGCATAATGAGCATCCCAATTCAGCAATTTTTCTGTACTTTTCTTTTTCAAGTTTAGTGGCCATTTATAAAATCTACGGTTTGCTGTTCTAGTTGTTCAGCACTTTCAGCAATATCAACGCTTAATTCAAGCATTTGAGTATAGTCTTTGCGTTGCATTGCATCTTCGTACATTTTACAAAACAGTTTAAGAATCAAAAATTCTTCTGTTAATTTTAATTTGCTCATTTTAATATCCGATCTTGAGTACGGTTTGATACTTCTAGCGTTTGCCAAGTAGCGTGTCTAAGTCTAGCGGCTTCTAACTCCCATTTAAGTTTTTCTGCGTTTTCCGTAGCTTGTCCAATCGCCTTACATAAATCTTGATAATCTTGGCTTCGATAAGCCTCACGCTCCTGCGCCCCGAGAGATTGTTCGCTAGTTTGAGCCATTTTGATAGCTTTGAGCGAACTCTTGTACGCTTCAAGTTGCGCCAATTCACCCTTTGCCTGTGCATATTTACCTGCGTTTTCTAATATAAAGTCTATACATTTGTTTGGGTCTATCTCTCTCATCTTCCTAATCTCTTTTTAATAAGCATCTTCATGCGTTCTTCTTTTTCGGGATATTGCGCTAGTAGGCGCACCACTTCAGGCCAACCCCGTCTTTTGGCTACTGCGATATACCAGCTAACAAGGTAGTCATCAGAGTTGTTCTTCAAGTTGCTTTATCTTCTGACTAATTCTTGCTCGCCATTGTTGCCATCCCTCACCAGCATAAGCCTGACATCCGACTTCTTGGGCTTTGGCTTTAGTAAGTTCTTCGCTGGAATACCACGGCAATTCAGGCTTTTTAATCTTTTTAACTTCCATGTCTAGTTCATCTTCCCAGCGACCTTGATTTAACCAAGTAGCAGGATGGGGGATATAGTCCTTTTCCGTCTGCTTTAGCTTCCAATATTCAAGATGGTTAGAAAGGGCGTTAAAGGCATCTTCCTGCTCATTGTGGGTCAGCCTATCCCAAGACTTTTCTGCCGCCCTACGGCCTTGTTTACGGGGATATAGGCTATAAAATTCACTGAAGTTCATTGATTTGCTTTCTTAGTGCCGCACATTCATCTTCTAGCATCTTAGTGTTGTTTGATCTTTCAGTATCAGCGAATTTTAGAATCGGCTTATCAAGGGCTTGTTTAGCAAGTTCTATGTAGCGATCTACTTCAAGCCTATCTTCACCAGCAATAGCCGCATTGCCGTGACCAATGGGTTTACCCATCGTATCGTAATACACTTCACGAATCTCAAAGTAATCCTCGTAGGGACTACTCATGTTTACTAAGCGTAAGTTCCAAGTCATTTTTTCACCCAAAAAAGAATTAATAAAAGAAACAACATCACCGCACCAAGTACGGCAAATATTCCAACAGAAAAAATCATCATTAAATTTTCCATGTTGAAAGTATATGTTAAGTTGCCTTAATGTTAATAATTTATTTCTAGGTGTTTATACCTAGTGTTGTTTTTTTGCCATAGGTTGCCCAAAGGTGATAAGCCTTCATCCATTCAAGAAGTTGTACTTGAACTAATGCTTCCTAAGATAATGTTCAATCGTTATAGGGCTTGTCTCACCATTGTTCCTATAACTTGTGCTGTACCCATTTAAGTCAGCGAGGCTTGCGATCAGGTGTAAACCAGCCTATGTTCTATTCCACGCCACCCATTTAAGTGCTTGATATCGTTTGGAGTACGAATGGGAATGAACAATAAAAAAGGGCTTTAGGGGTAATCCTGTTATCGAACGGCTTAAGAAATGCCTCTAATCTCATTTCCTAAACCAACAGAACTACCTCTAAAACCCTTGCTTATCGAGTGTTCGATTCCTCAATAAAATAAGTATAACTCATCTTATGTTGGATAGCATACATAGCGTTTAATCTAATTCAGGCCATATCAATTTGTAGTTTTTTGGGAACAAACTCTTACGGTTTACTAATCCGTGGCTTTCTTTTTCTAGTGTGGCGGCTAGGATCACCAGCTTATCGTAAGGTATGTCTCCGTTTTGCCACATAGATACGGCCGCAACCGATGTACCTACTAGCTTAGAAATGCGGGTTGGACCACCCAATAATTTAATTAATGCGGTAGATGATATTTTTTCCATAAGCTATCTTAACATTTTTACAACAAATTGCCAAATAGTTCTTGCAATAGCCTTTAAGTTAGCTTAATATCTAAGTACGGTATATGCCGTGTTAATAGGAGAACTCGTATGAGTGAGCAAGAGCAAGACTTCAACAGCTTCCAAGAACATTTGGAACGCATCTTTAAAGACCTCGAGGATGGGGTATTTTTATCAGCAGACGAAATTGGTGACTTACGCTATGCGTGTGGACTTCCTGCGCCTGTTCGTAACGACCATGTAAACCCCGTATTGCGTGATGTTATCAATGACTTTTCAAATATTTTTGGAGCTACAAAATGATTATTTCAGACAACAGTAAAGAATTTAAAATCGCCCCTGCTGGATCGCACATGGCAAGGTTATATAGTGTTATTGACCTAGGCCACCAAGCTACCGAATGGGCTGGTGAAACCAAGATTATGCACAAGGTAGTATTTACTTGGGAATTGCACGGTGACGATGATGCAGGCTTGCCATTAAAAACAGATGACGGTAAACCTTTAATCGTGTCTAAGCGTTATACAGTCAGCTTGGGCGATCAGGCTAGATTACGCCAAGACCTAGAAGCATGGTCAAACAAGAAAATGACCGCAGAAGATCGTAAAAACTTTGACTTAAAAAATCTATTGGGTAAGTTTTGCATGGTTAATATCACGCACTCAGAAGATGGCAAATACGCCAATATTTCAGGTATCAGCCCTGTACCGTCAGCACTTAGAGCGCACCAGCCTGAAGCCATCAACCCTACATTGCATTTTTGG